GAAGATCCGCGATGAGGGCGCGTTTTTCTGCTTCCCAACCGCTATTCGCCGGAGCGGGGGCCGGAACTGGGGCCGCAGGTGCCTTCACGGGATCGGGTGAACCGGGGTTACCTGCGTTGTCAGGAGTGCCCGTATCTGGTGCGCCGCCGTCAACGATTTCGTCTGCCATGAACTACTCCGGGTTTAACCTGCGGGAGGCAGGATTGTTCGTTTGGCTTAGTGGCAAGCGTTATGCTTACCGCCTCTCCATCACTATGATATCACGGGTTGGCATCAGGGTTGCTTGCCGGGCAGACCACTCGTGGACATCTGTCCTGAAATGTAGGCGATCACGCCACATCCCACAGACACCCAATGCGCCTGCGCGTCACTCAGGCCGAAGTCGGCGGGACGGAGCAGCCCGGTAGTAACCATCCCTGCGAGGGAAACCACCTTGCCCCACCACCACAGCCCACTATCGCGGGTGATCCCGAGCCGCACGAGGAAACACATCATTGGAGCAGTCCTAACGCCTGTAATTGGTCCACAATCTGGTTCACAAAGTTCTTGAGGTTGGCGATGTCGGTTCGCGCCGCATTGATCGAGGTAATCGAGAGATCCCGGTTCGCCGCGGTAGACCAGCCCCCCGCGGCCACCCCGGTTCCGCCCGCTGGCGCTACGAGTTGCGTCACCGCCGCATGGGTCGCGCTGGCCGTCGCGTAAGTCTGCGTCAAGGCCGTCGGCCGCACGGCTGGAGTGACGCCAAAAAACCCTAGCTTCTGCGTCGCCCCGGTGGCGATCTGCATGCCGGTCACCGTGTCAGTAATGAGGTTGTTCGCGCTGATCGTGACGTTGCCGGTGAACGAGGGCGCGGCTAGGTTCGCTTTCAGGTTGAGCGCGGTCTGCGTCGCGGAGGACACCGGCTTGTTGGCGTCGCTCGTGTTGTCGAGGTTGCCCAGCCCGACGTCCGCTTTCACGAGGGCTAGCGAGGTCTTCGCCTGCGCAGGTGTGCGACTCGCCCACGCGCTAGAGGCTGAGACGATGAAGTTATCCGTGGTCGCGGTCAGCCCTGCCAGCGTGGTCAAGTCACTGTCTAACGGCTGTTTCGCCGCGAGATCCGTGACCAGACTCGTCACTTCTGACTGCGGGTGAGAATGCGTGGTTGGCGTCCGCGCATCGCTCAACCGGCTATCCGCGGTCGCTACATAGTCCGCTGGAGCGCTCGCCACAGCCACGAGTGCGCCCGTGCCTTTAAGGAGGCCCGTAAGCGTGCTAGTAGTGGCCGCGGTGACAGTGTTTGGGCCAGCGCTGCCGGTAGACCCTGTGATTCCCTGGATGCCCTGAATCCCTTGGGAGCCGGTTGCCCCTGCGGCGCCGTCTGCTCCAGCAGCTCCCTGCGCGCCTGTGCTGCCTGTGGAGCCCGCCGCACCTTGGCTGCCCGTTGCACCAGCAGCGCCAGCCGCTCCGGCGTCCCCGTGGGTGGCAATGGTGTCCCAAGCGATGCTGGGAGGTGCGCTGTTGAGGTTCGATTCGACTGCGATATACGCGCTGCCATTGTGAAAAACTCCGTCTCCGTCAAGGTAGAGAGTCGCGTTGTCCCACGGCCCCATCCAGACCATGCCCGCGCCGGGGAGGCCGGGGACGCCTTGGGGGCCGGGAGGACCCGCGGGACCAATGCCGTCAGCACCGGACGGCCACTCCCCGCGGCGGAGCGCCTCGATCGCGTGATCGGGGAAGAGAATCCGGTAGCGATTCGCGTAGAGGACGAGTTCGGTCAGGGATTTTGGCATACGTTACGACGTCGGCGCGGCGGTGCCTGACGACCCGCTAGACTTCTTGCCCTGCTGGCCGGCGTTCTGATTCGAGTTAGACATGCTGCGGCCGGAGCCTGACGGTTCAGGCCCAGCACCACCCGCCCCGGGCGGCGGCAGCAGGAGCGCCAGTGCGCCCTGAATCTCCTGCAAGTGCATTTTCAGCAGTTGGACGACAACCGGCGTGGTCTTCCGCAGCTCCCGAATGTGGTCATCGTTCGCCCACTTGAGGAACTCCTGCATGTGGATCTGCGCGTCGAACCAGGGGAACCATTCGAGCGGCGTGCCCGTAAGCATCGGTGGCGGCGGGGGAGGCACAGCCATAGGTGAGGACGCCTCGGGCGGGCCAAGCGGGTCCGCGGGTGCTCCTGCCTGTGCCGACTCCGCGGCGAACCCCGCGACTTCCTCTTGGTAGGCGGCCTGCGTCTGTTCGAACTCTTGGAGGAACTGATCGACCACCTGCGGGTCTTTCACCCATTCCTCAAACTCTTGCTGCTTCTGAAGCGCCGCCTGCTTGTGGATGTCCAGCGACGGGACAAACCGCTGCAAGCCGAACAGTTTCAGCCCTTCATATTGCTGATCGGTGTCCAGCATGTTCAGCATGCCGAGGTCGGCGCCGTGCTGGACGGCAGAGCGCATACCGAGGCTGGTCTTGGGCGTAGACGACCCATCCTCAACCACCGCGGAGAAACAGCCCTGCAACTGCGCGCGTTTGAACGTCTGAAACGTATACCCACGAGCCGGCGTGAGGATCGGCTTCGTGCGCTCCTCTGGTCCAAACTCCCGCTCCAACTCCAGCGCGAACTTGACCCAATTCTTGTAGGCGTCGCCGCGCGAGGCGAACACGCCAGAGAACCGCGCCTGTGAGCGCTCGACCAGCAGTTGGAGGGCGCTGAACGCCTCTACCCCCGCCGGCTTCTGGCCCTTAATCACGTCAAACGTGCCCGCGAGTTCCTCAATATCGCGAATATACTGCTCGCGCAACTGCATCCACGACGCGTCCAGCGGGACACCGGGGATTCGCTCCGGCTTGGCGTTGCCCTGGACCGTTAGGGGGTTCCACTTAATGACCAGCCCGGGCAGGCCGGTGATCTTCTGGATCTCCGCGCCCTTGGGCTCCAGCCACACCGGATTCGCCATCCTTGATAAACACAGCAGGACATATGAGTCCAACTGGTTGAGCTGGTCCTGCTTCTCGATAATGACGTCTAAGGGGGACGACCCGAGAATGCGCCCGCCCATGTGTTCGAAGGTCGCGTGGGCGAAGGTGAACAGCGGGTTGCCCTCCGCGTCCTTATACGGCAGTGGCCCGGGGAGGTTCTCCTGCTCCTCCAGGTGGATGATCGTCGGCGTGCCATCACCCGCCACACGGAAGACCAGCCCTTCCGGGTAATCCACCGTGGGCCGCATCCACACCTCGTGCTCCGGGATGCCCTCATCGCGGTCGTTGCTGGACCCGCCCTGCCCGTAGGAGGTCGGGTTGACCCCCATATCGTTCATGGTGCCCAGTGTGGCGAACAGCGCCAAGTTCTGGTCCTGCGGACTGGTTTGCCATTTGATGCTTGGGACGAGATCCTTGAGCACCGGGTGATTCTGGTAATACCGCTTGGTGCGCCAGCGCGAGCGGACGACGTAGGGGATCTGCGCGAAACGGGTGTAGGATTCGGGGAAGGACAACTCCAACTCACTCAACACCATGGTGGCGGGGATGCCCTTCACCTTGGTGGTCATGATGGGCTCGCCGGTCACCGGGTGGGTCGCGGTCTGAAACTCGCTCCCCTGACAATCCGGGCACACCGGTTGGGCGCCAGTCAATTCCGTAGACGGGTAGATCCCGCCGCACCCCAAGCACTCCTCCGCGGTAATCGTCAGCAAGCCATGCTTGATGTCGTAGTCCATGTAGGTGTGGAGAAACGCATTCCCCGTCGTGCATAGCCAGAAGTCGAACTCTGACATGGCATCGTTCATGTGGTGCGTTTCGTGCAGGAGCGGCGCCAATTGGTCCGCAATGGCCGCGACCGCCACATTCTCCGGGCTCGCCCCGTTGGGCCGAATGTTGACCGACAGCGCAATCGAGGTGAACATCGCCCGAATCGCAGTCACCGTCTCCTTGCACTTGTTGGTTACGGGACGCGGAATATACCCCGCCATGCGCTTGTCCCGCCAGCCGCCTTGGCTCGCCTGATACTCAATCCACTGGCGCCCCATCGTATACCAGAGGTTCCGCTGGCACTGCCGGTGCCGCGTCCAGCGCCCGTCCATGCACTCCGCTTTGATGTCTGTCCAGAGGGCGAGCAGAACTTCGTCGTCATACTCGCCAACCGGTGGGGCGACTGGGGCCGCCGCCTCCGCGGTAGGCGGGTTGAGGCTGGTCCGCTCCTCCTGGACGCGAAATGGGGTGCTAAGGTCGGCCATAGTGGTTATTTTCTGTTGTAAACGAGGGAGCCATCAGTGGACCAGCCGATCCCGAGGCGATCCGCTTCAGCGTCGCCCATGTCGTTGAAGGACGGCATGGTGTTGAGGATGTCGCCGGTGGACTGCTGGTCGGGCTCGAATACCGGCACGGTTACCTTGATGCCCATGTATTTATCGAGCATGACAGCCCGCTCGTGCTCCAACTGGGTAAGCCGGACTTGCAGCCAAGAAAGGGTAGTATTCAGCGCGGTGATGTGTGTGCGCAGTGCGTCGGTAATCGCAGTCGCTTTGGTCGCTTGATCGCGCAGGTCTTCAAAGACCGCTCTGGAAATCCACATTTCAGCCCTCCCGGCATGAACTTTGCTTGCTACTGTTCAATTGTATCACTACCACGAGTCATCTGAGGAGTTGAAGAAGGATCCGATCGGATAGTTCTCTTCAGATGGGTCCATATCGCGGGCGTTCTTCTCCGCGCGGTCGAAAGCGCGCATGCGTTCGATGTCTAGGCGGGAGTTGTCATCAAGGCGATCCCAGCGGCTTTGTTGGGCGTCGGTGAGCAGCTTTTCGGTCGCTTCCGGCAGTTCGGGCCATGCCATCACCGCGTAGCGCACCGCGTCGGGGAGTTCATCCTTGAACTTGAAGACGTTTTCCTTGACCTTTTTCTCGCCGCTGGGCTTGGTGTTGTCGGCCTGACGGTAGGCGCGCAGTTGTTCAATCGTCTTCGGCACCGTGTAGGCGAAGAATATCTTGCCCGTATACAGCCACGACTGCACGCGCTGAATGCCCACCTCGTGCTTGTTCTCCGCGGGCACCACGCCCACGCCCTTCAGCGCGAACTCCAGCCGCAGGTTGGCTTCATTCTTGTTGGCCGCCCACACCACGTCGGGCATGCCGGCGATGCCGAACTGAGTAGCGATCGGAGCCAAGTGTTGCGAGATGGCCTTCTGGCGCTCCAGGTATTCGCTGACGACCACCAGCCCCTTCTCGCACACCACGATCTTCACCGCGCCGAACGGGTGGTCCACGCCGCTGTCCAGCCCGATCAGGATCTTCCGCTTCGGGCTGACCAAGGGCCACTCCGGCAGCACCTTGCGGACTTCCTCATCCGTCATGAGCGTCTGCTTCTCGATCAAGCTGTAGTCGTAGATCAGTCCTGACGCATTGCGCCGCTCCGCTTTATACTCCTGCGCGTAGAAGTCCGGCGGCATGTTCTTCTTGGCGCGCTCGATCTGCGCTTTCATGACCGGGTTGGTCATGAACAGCGGGTTCTCCTCCGTCCACCACTTGGTAGACCAGTAGCCGGGCTCTTTGTAGACCTGTGCGCGCTTCTCAATCTTGTCGTAGGTCCAGTCGAAGCCCATGACGGTGGTGGTGGCGATCACGATGCCGCCTGCCTTGATCAGCGTGGGTTCGAACACGTCATACGCGCGCTCTGGGCATTGCGCGGCTTCATCGAACCACCCGCCGGACACTCCATGCGGCCCTCGCGCCCGCTCCGGGTCTTCCAATGACCGAAAGGCCACCATAGACCCATTCTTGAGGGTGATTTCGACGTGTTCGGGATCCCACTTGGCGATCCAATCGGGGTTGAGCAGCCGCACCAACGTGGGGAAGGTCGAGTCATGCAGGATCTTAAACGTCGGCCCCATTGCCCACCATGTGGAATTGGGGATCATCAGCTCCTCCCGCACCGCGTGGGCACCGCCAAGGGTCTTGCCGCCACCGCGGCCGGCCAGGAGGGAGAAGCGGTCG